GTCGCCCTGTTTGACGATCTTGTACGGCATCAGATCCTCCCGTTCTGGATCACCCGACCAGCCACCTCGGACGGCCGTTCGATCTCCCACTGACTGATCACTAGGTCGGCCGCACCGGCATCCGACATCCCTTCGACCTCGGCCCGGCTGCGCTCCACCATCTCGGTCGCCACCGTTTCGGCCTCGGCGTGCCAGTCTCCCCGGGGCCGGATCGCCCGGATAACGGGCTCGAGCGCCTGGACGAGCCGGACACGGTGCCGGGGATAGAAGTCGGCGGCCCAGGTCTTCAGCTTGCCCTTCTCGGCGGCCCGCCGGGCTTCAGCGGCCTCGATCTTGACCATGAGGCCGACCGCGTGGACGAGAAGCGCCCGCTGCGCGTCCCTGGCCGCCCCGTCGGGCTCGGGGGTCGGCTCCGGAGGCGGTGGTTCGGGCGCAGACGCGGGCGGCGCCGAGACCGGGGGCGGCTCCGGCTTCTTGTGCTTCATCGGGGGCAGACCGCACACGTCGGTCACGTCCCCGGCATCGAAGCCGGCGTCGATCAGCACCTTGGCCGCGTCCGCCTTGTTCTTCAGCCGCGTCTCGTTCATCGAGAGGTACTGGAGCAGCTCCTCGGCGTCGTGCTCGATCTGCCGGGGCCCGGGGCCGATCAGCTTGCGCTCGACCTCCTGCTCCCACGCCCGCCACCACGGCCCGATCGTGTCGCTCACGTAGCTGATCTTCTGCGCCTCGTAGTTTCCGCCCGGGGCGTTGCCAGCATTGAAGCCGAGCATCGCCGGGTTGAGCTGGAAGTAGGCGCAGATTTCCTCCCGCTGGAATTGGCGCGTCTCGAGGAACTGCGCGTCGTCGGGCGGAATCGTCATCTTCTCGAACTTCAGGCCGCCCTCGCCGATCGCCAGCCGGTGTCCCTTGCTCGGCCCCTGGTGGATCGACTCCCACGAGGCCCGGATGCGCTCCCGCGCCTTGTCGTCTAGCGGCTGGTCCGTCGAAGCGATCATCCCGGGGATGCTCCCGTTCCCGAAGAACGTAGAGCCGAACTCCTGCGCCGCGAGGCCGAGGGCGATCGACTGCCGGGCCATCGACAGCACGGAGTAGCCCTTGAGCCCGTCGAAGCCGAGCCCCTGGATGTGCAGCACGTCCTCCGAGCGCAGACCCGTGTCCTGGCCGCGCCACAGGTAGACCAGCTCGCCGTCCTGGAGCGTCGGCTGTACATCGGTCGGCAGGAGCGGCCAGAGCGCCCGCGCCCGGCCGGCGTTATCCCATTCGATCTCGGCATAGGCGTTGCCGTAGACGAGGACGTGGGCCGTCAGCACGCGCCGGAAGACCAGACTCGTCATGTTCTTGTTCGGCCAGGTGTTGAGCAGCCGGGAGACCGGGTGCCCGTCGTCGTACCGGCGGATGTCGTTCGACGCGAGGGTGAACGGCCGCATCCGAGGCCGGGCAACAGACCAGGAAATGAGGCTGACGGCGGCCCACCACGTCGAGAGGCCGAGCGCCGAGGTCTGCGAGATGGTAACGCCCGCGAGCGAGGGCGCCCAGATGTCGCCCATATGCTGCACGAGCAGACTGTCGGGCAGCCCCCGCTTCTCTGGCGTGCGAAGGTACGCCTCGAAGTCCGGACCGAAGACACTCATGCGACCCTCCCACCTGCCAGCCCGCGCAGACGCGCGATCTCGGCCTGAGCCTCCAAGAGCTGGCGCCTCGTCGCCGCCAGGTTGTGGTGCGTCACGCCCGTCAAGCCCTGGACGACCCACGTCGGGAATCCAGCGTCCCGAGCTCGGAGACAGAACGAGATGTCCTCGCCCAGGTTGAAGAACTGCCGATACTGGTAGCCGCCGGAGTCCTCAATCGCGACCTTGTGCCGGTAGAACCAGCACTCGCCCTCGCGTTCCCGGATCTTCTGGAGCACCTCGCGGTGGATGAGCATGATGGCCGTCGCCGCGGCGTCCACCTCGAAGATCCGCTCCGGCGGCAGCATCTTGAGCGGCGCGAAGACCCCCGGCTGCGGAGTCGCCAGATATGCCACGTTCGGGAACACGTCGAGCGGCACGTTCCCCGACAGGATGCGGATGTCCTCCCGCGTGTGCGCCGCGTCGAGCATCTGGTCGATCAGGTCGGGCATAAACTGAATGTCGCTGTCGATCAGCAATAGCCAGGGCACCGTCGCGTAGTCGTCCAGGAAGTGCAGCGAGATGAAGTCCCGGTTGTCCTCGATGTACAGGCCCGTGCGCGCGATCGACCCGGCGACCTGGACCTGATCCGCGGGCCGGGCGCGGAACTGATCAAAGAGGAGCGCCGCCAGCGAGGAATCGAACGCCGCAGTCACGGCCCCGCCCCGGGGGCACCCGATCACAACCCGCTCACGCGTCCTGGCTGCCCAGCCCATCAGTTCGCCGCCTCCTTTATCGCCTTGAGGATGTAGAGGAACGTGCCGCCCGCGTCGGGAATCAGGACCATCGGCTCGAAGTCCCCGGAGTAACAGAAGCGGTAGTCGGTCATGGACGTTTCACCGATCTGCTTCTGGTACTGCTTCTGGCTGAGGAACGTGAACGTCTCCGGCTGAATTGCGCGCGTGTGCCCCGGGTCGCCCCAGAGCCACGGGCTGTTGTTCGCCGGCGAGGTGCCGCAGAGATACCCGCCCGGCTTCAGAATGCGCCACGCCTCCTGGAACTGCGCGAAGAAGGCGCGATAGTCGCCTTGTTGGCCGAGGTGTTCCCAGACCTCGTATGCGTGCAGCTCGTCGAAGCTGTTGTCGGGCCACGGCCAGGGAAGCCGGGTCAAGTCGTAAAGCACGTCAGGATGGTGGTCGGGATTCATGTCGCACGTCACGAGGTCGGTCCAGTTCTTCGGCCGACCTGGCACCGGCAGGCACTTGACCCGCCGCGACCCGCATCCGATCAGTAGCTCAGACAATCCACAGCTCCGGTTGACGGGCCGACTGCTGCCCGATACCCTCAGTGAGTGCCGCGCGCCGCGCCTCCCACGACAGGATGCCGGCCACGGCATAGTCGATCTTGAGCGGCGAGTGCGGACGGTCCTTCGTGACCACGAACAGGGGCTTACCCTGCTCGTCCACCTCCCGGATGTCCTTCCGGTAGGCATTGCCGATGTGCCGCGCATAATCCGGATCGCCGTCGTGCGTCAGGCTCCCGTCCATCTGCGCGTTCACGAAGGTGCGCACCGCCTCGGCCATCTTGCGGTGCCGGTTCGTGGGGTACATCGCAACCCGTTCCTCGCCGAACTTGCCCGACCACTCCGCGACGCACGTCTCCCAATAGGGCGGGTCTGCGTACATCCGCCAGACATTGAAGCGCCGGAATTGCTCGGCAACGCACGCCTCCACGTCGGCCTGCGGCACCTCCCACTCGGCCACGTCGGGCGGGCGCTCCCACTTGCCGGCGCACCACTGAAAGCCGGTTGCGACCTCCGTTGCCACAAGCCCCGTCGAATCGTTGTAACGCGACCCGTCGAAGCCGAGGGTGATCGTAGCCCCTTCGGGCACGACGTGATCCGGGCGCGTGAGTTCGGCCCACCGCTTCACGTCGAAGGCGCGCTCCGAGGCCCGGACCAGCCGGTTGAGCCAGACGCGCTCAAGGAAGGTCTTGTCCGCAGTCGGGTCGTTCCACTGCTCCACGATCGCGTCCACGTCGCTCCAGGCCCCGACCGGCCCCGACGCCTCAAGCACGGCCGCCCGGATGTCCTCCGGCGTATCCAGCGCGTGTCCGTCATTCGCTTGCCGGTGGAAGAAGAACAGGCGCGAGTCCTTGACCCGGCCCTCGGCGACAGCCTGCGCGTAGTGCATCGTCGCCTCGGCCACGCTGTTCTCCCCCGGGGCCGGCGCCGTCGTCGTCTCCAGACTCCAAGCATCCGAGGTCTTGCGCTTCGGCTGGTTCGCCAGCATCGTCTGGTGCGCCTTGCGGAGCCGGGGCAGGACGAAGCGGTGCGTCTCGTCGAAGACCTGGAACGTCGTCCGGGCGCCGTCGCGGGGGCCGGGAGCCGTGGATACCGCCAGCGCCTTCCCGTCGCCCCTGATCCGCATGATCCGCTCGAGGCCGATGTCGAAGGCGCCGGCAACCTTGGAC